GTCGAACGATCCGCACACATAGTCAAAGTCAGTCATGACAATCCTTTCATGTTGGTGACTACACCCGCTAAGGCTGGATGCCCTAGCGGCTGGGGTCAATCGAACTCGACGCGGCGAATGGGCTTCTTCAGCGAACCATCGCTAGGATGTTGAAGACCCCATGAAATGGAAGAACAGTCGCCGAACTGTTGGCCCAGCTGTTCGCGCTGTTCGATGGCGGTCTGGCACGATTCGGCCGCTTCCTCGCGAGTTTCATAGAACTCGACATCGCTTGGCGTGCCATCGTAGTAAGCGACTCGGACGTAATACATTGTCATGCTGTGAGCTTCTAGTGGGTTGCGGTCAAGACCTGGGCGGTCGATGATGGTTACATTGCGCATGTGATCTCCTGTTGTCATGATGTCAGTATCGTCTATCCTGACAAGATGTCACTCAGGGGAAACCCTACCCAAGGGTAAACACCTAGTATTACCATCATCCAAGTCACAAGTGAAATGACTAAACAAGAGGTAATAAACAGGGTAAACCCTCTTGACACAATGTAGACTGCACAGCATGAACCTTTGCACCAACCACTAGACTAAGCACTTACTAACATATGGCAGCACGTAAGCTAAGAATCATGCATAGCAACGAGGTTAGAGCAAAGATTCAAGTAAGTCAGCTCATAAACCGGTTGAACGACAATGCGCTAGGAAAGATTGAGCTAACTCAAGGCCAAATTAAGTCAATCGAGATCCTTTTGCGCAAGTCAATCCCTGATCTGAGCGCGACGGAACTTACTGGCGCGAATGGCGGAGCCATTCAAACTCAAGCACTTAGCGTCAAATATGTAGAGCCAGAACATGCATCTACGCCCGGTGAAACGGTAGAGGCGCCCAGTCAGACGCTGCAATGATCTGTAAGAGCAAGCGGGATGATTCGCCGCCCGCTTCTAGTGCTGTGAGAGACACGCTAGACAAGGCGACGGCAGGGGGAGTGCCTGCGCCAACTGTGTTAACAGACCCTCCTGTGTTAACAACGGCATGTGTTAACAGGGCGGGCAAGTGTCTGAAGCGGTAATCGAGTTCCCCGCCTCGGTTCGGGGTCTGGACGATGCCAAGCGGTACAAGGTGCTGTATGGAGGGCGAGGTTCGGGTAAGTCTTGGTCTGCGGCCCGGAAGCTACTAATCAGGGCATGCCAGGCTAGGATCCGGGTTCTCTGCGCTCGTGAGACCCAGCGCAGCATCGATGAATCGGTCTATTACCTACTCAAAAGCCAGATTGCCCAGCTCGGCCTCGAAGAATGGTTCGAGGTACAGGCCAGCTCGATCGCCTCGCGGACCGGGTCTACATTCGTCTTTGCCGGTATCAGACAGCAGGGAGTGGCTAACCTCAAGAGCTTCGAGGATGTGGATATCTGCTGGGTAGAAGAGGCTCAGGTTGTCACCAAGCGCTCGTGGGACGTATTGATCCCCACGATCCGAAAACCTGGCAGTGAGATATGGATCACTTTTAACCCTGAACTGGATACAGACGAGACATACAGCCGATTCGTCCTAGACCCTCCGCCGAACTCCTGGGTACAACGGGTTAACTGGAATGACAACCCGTGGCTCAGTGCGGAGCTGGAGCAAGAGCGCCAGACCATGCTTAGGAGGGACCCTGTAGGTTACCGGACAGTGTGGGACGGTCAATGTAGGTCGGCTGTCGAGGGGGCTATCTACTCCAATGAAATAGACCAGATGCTGCGGGAGCACAGGTTTACCACGGTATCGCATGACCCATTACTCAAGACCCACACGGTATGGGACCTGGGTTGGAATGATCAGACTGTGATTCTGCTAGTCCAACGGGCAGCTAGCGAATTGAGGGTAATCGGTGCTTATATCTCAAGGTTTAGTACCTACGAGACCGATATAACCGAGCTACGCAAGATAGAGTTCGACCCTGCCTATGCAGGTTTATCGTGGGGTATTGACTGGATGCCGCATGATGCCAAGGCAAAGACAAAGACCAGCGGGGGCAAGTCTGCTGAGGAGATAGTCAAGTCACTGAGGCGAAACGTGGAGATAGTCCCTGCCCAGACTGTGGAGAACGGTATCAAGCTAGCCCGTACCATCTTTGGGAAGCTTTGGGTTGATAGGGGGGCTGCGGATTGGTTTAACGCCCTCAAGAGGTACCACCGCCATACTAGCGTGGATGGTAGTAAGACCGGGGAGCCGGTGCACGATGATGCATCGCATGGAGCGGATGCTTTGAGGTATCTGGCGATAGTGGCCGAGAATCTACATAACCACGATGTGGGGCGGTTCGAGAAACTGCCATACGTTAACCGGAGGGTTGCATGACACTTGAAGAGATCAATTTAGCGTTCAGGATGATTGCTCAGGGCCGACCACATCAGGAAGCGGCACAGAAACTAGCAGAGGCACTGCAGGTAGTACTGGCAACACCTGAGGAGCGGTTAGCGCTGTGCGTGAAGGATTCTATTGAGTTGCCGGTAGTTTCGCTGCCGCTTGAGGTACAAACTGCCGTAGAATCCTCGCAGACCGCTGAAGCACCCGCCCCGGACAAGCCTAGGCGCGGTCGCCCACCTAAACAAAGGTGAGTATGGCGCGGATGACTGAGGACGACCTTCTACGGTTTCTGAACGATGAAGCCGACAAGGCGTATGACCACGTTCAAGGCGTATTAGCGGGCGACAGAACCCGCGCAATGAAAGAGTATCTCCGCTTGCCTTATGGCAATGAGGAGGAGGGTCGTTCTAACGTAGTTGCATCTGACGTATTCGATTCGGTAGAGAGCATTCTCCCGGATCTGGTCGAGGTATTCGTTGCCACAGACGAGGCAGTGAGGTTTGACCCAACGGGTGCAGAGGACGAGGCGGGGGCTAAACAAGCCACCGATGCCTGCAACTACGTCTTTTATAAGCAGAACAATGGTTTCATCATTCTGTACACAGCGGCTAAAGATGCGCTGATGATGAAAACCGGTGGTGTTAAGTGGTATTGGGAGGAGAAGCGGACCCCTGATTTCACGACATACCGAGATGTGCCAGAGATGCAGTTAGCGCTGTTCGTGCAGACCAATCCGAAGGCGCAGATTGTCGATCAGGAGGAGACCGAGATACCAGGTCCTCCGAACCCTGATGGGTCGCCGGGTACTCCGATGCGGGCGTTCACGATCAAGGTCAAGACAGTTAAGACAAAGGGGCGGGTTCGGGTCGTCAATATCCCGCCGGATGAACTACGTGTCAGCCAGGACCATAACTCGATCCTGCTGGATGAATGCAGGTATGTCGCCCACGTCTCGCAAAAGACCCTCTCCGATATCGTGGAGATGGGCTACAAGGTTGATGTAGGTGACGTGAAGGCGGCGGAGACCGAGGAGACGACGACCGACAGGGAACTGAGGAACATTCTTCAGTCGCAGTTCACTGATCCTCAGAACGACAGTGTTCAGGACGAGAGTCAGACGAAGGGTTGGCTGCGGGAAGAGTATGTTCTATGCGATTTCGATGGAGACGGGATCGCTGAGAGACGCCGGATCATGCGTTTGGGTCAGAAGGTGCTTGATAACGTCGAGTGCTCGCATGTCCAGATGGCTGCGTGGACCCCGTACATCCTGACCCATCGGTTCGAGGGTCTGTCGATGGCAGACCTGGTGAGTGATTTCCAGCGGATGCAGACCGAAATACTGCGTCAGTCATTCGATGGGCTGGCTTTGGCGAACAGTCAAGAAACCGTGGTTCTAACAAACCCGGTGACGGGTGCTCCATACGCCAACATCGACGATCTACTGAATAGACGGCCTGGTGGAGTGATGCGCGAGACGCAACCTAACGCCATCAGACCGTATATGGAGCATTGGAAGGGGGTAGAAGCTACACCAATGGTCGAGATGCTCAATGTAGCGAAGGAAAACCGCACCGGTTATACGCGCTACAGCCAGGGGCTCGATGCGAACAGCCTGAACAAGACAAAAGGCGGTCTGTTGGCGATCATGAACGCCTCTCAGAAGCGCGTGAAGATGATGGCGCGCATCATGGCAGAGGCGTTAGTAGCTCCGATGTTCCGTGGCATCTTCAAGACCCTGACGGATTACTGTATGGAGAAGTTAAGTTTCCGCCTGAATGGGAATTTCGTGCAGTACGACCCCCAAGAATGGAGAGACGCCTACGATATGACGATCAACGTCGGTATCGGAACCGGAGACAAAGAACAGCAGACCTTGATGCTCAATGGAATCGAGATGGCCCAGGCTGCAGCGATTCAAGGCGGTGGAATGGGTCTATTGGTGACACCGAAGAACATCTACAACCTGCAGAAGAGGAAGGTAGAACTCGCTGGATTCAAGGATGCGAACGAATTTTGGACCATGCCTCCAGAAGAGATGCCGAAACCGCCTCCCCCTCCGCCTGATCCGAAGGTACAGATTGAAGGGGCGAAACTGCAACAGGCCGACCAGCACCTACAGGTGAATCTGACCGCAGAACAGCAGAAATTCCAGGCCGAGAAGATGTTCGAGGCGGACCAGAAGGAGCGGGATCGTCAGTTGCAGCTCGCCATCAAGATGATGGATCAGCGGCATCAGATGGACATGCTTCCGCAGCCAGATGTTGAGAAGGAAGATGCAGAGGCGCAGGCAATCAATGCAATCGTTCCTCAAGTCTCTTCTATGCTGGATCAGACGATTCAGGCTATTACGCAGAAGATTGATGCGGCTAAGCCTGAAACGGTAGAGAAGATCAGGGACAAGGCTGGGCGGATGATCGGAGCCCGCATCACCCAAGCTGACGGCACCATCAGAGATGTGACGATTCAATAATGGCGAACTTCAATGACGCCCGATGGATTGGTAGTGGGTTTACTTCCAGCCTGATCGACCTGACGGCCACCATTCAAACGCTGACCACCGAGATCAGCACGCTGAATACAAGCCAGACTGCAGTAACCACGGCTATACAGGACTTGAATACCAATCTGAACCAGTATTCAAATTCAGTACAGTCGTTGATCGACATCAGTTCTGCGAATACATTGGTCCAGGCACGACAACTAGAGGCAACGACAGGGATTCTGGACTCGTCCAAGGTAAGTGGGATTACTGCAGATGGAACTGTTTTTCCAAATCTTCAGACGGCAGTTCTATATGCCATCGCAAAAGCGGGAAGCGTAACTCCCACCGCACCTGTTCTGTCTGCTGTTCCAACAGTAAATGACTCTACTGCTGACGAAGGCCAGACGATCACGATCACCAAGGCAACCTGGACCGGAACACAGCCTTCATCGTGGTTCTACGAGATCATTGTTGGTGGGTCGATCGCACTGACGACTTCGAACACAAATACCAGCACGACGCAGTTTGTCATGCCGATCCCGGGTGTTGGTGTTGCTCGCACATTTGTCGTTCGGCAGCAACTCGTGGACTGGCCTGGAGTGAATGCGACTTCCGCCCAAGGAACGATTAACACTCCGGCGTCCCCTGTTCCACAGGTTATCACCCGCCCGAGCATTACGCAGGCAGGAAGTATCCTCACTGGTGTTCACGGTCTGTACGACATGACAGTGAACAGCTATACCCAGAGATGGTTGGACAGCGGTGGAACCGTACTGGGAACTTCGACTACCTTGGATGTGACGTTGTTGGCTGGTCTTCAGATCAGGTTTGCTGAAACTCCAACCGGAGCCAATGGTGCCGGACCCGAGGCGATCAGCGATCCGGTCACTGTCCCGACATCTGCTGCACCGAGTTATGACAGTTCCCTGGCCGAGCTTCCAACATGGCTCCCGACATCTGATTTTCGGGTTGGAGGAACCGGGAGACTTGATCTCGGACTGCCAATCAACAACCCAGACCCATCGAAATACGCCTATCAGATTTACCGGGATGGAGCGATCATTTCAGGTGCTGCAGGTCAGAACGTGACACGTTTCCCGACATACGTATTCACATCTCTAGACGAAGGAACGATCCCAAGTTTTACCTGCTCAGCAGGAAACTCGAACGCCAACCGAAGCGAGACGATGCAGGCTGCCGGTGAACTCGTCGGACCTGCAGTCGGCGGAGCAACGATGTCCTTCGTCAATTCGACTGTTGGTGGGGCTGCCGGATCGTCCTCTACTGGTTCGATTGCTA